TGAATTCTAATGCACTTATACTTATGCTCATCATGTAACACGCTTGCAATAGTTACAAAAAAGAATAAACAAATAACAATCAACCCCTGCTCATGCACAAAAGAAAAGAGATAAATAAATGAAAACATGCCAAGTCAAAAACTGCGAATCAACCGAACTAGTCTATAGTGGCACTGATGCCTTTATGTTAGGCATCAACACTGAAACCTATTGCTATAACTGCGCTAATGCATACGCACAAATAGATAGAGTTATGTCTAAGGTACGCCAAGATTACCTAGACTCACTTACCCCTACATCAACACTCACTACATCTGCCTAAGGAGATTTATGTTTGATTTTATTTCTGCACCATTCGAGTGGTTTGCTAATGTTGTCCAATACTCACTTATCTTCATGGCTATCATGATACTAGTGCTAACAATAGGCGCGGTGGTTGCAATTCCTTTAGGGTTAAAACTTTTAGGTGTTGCATTCGCTAAAACTATTGTAGTAGAAACTAGCAAAGTAGTTAGAGATTTAGGTATCACTAGCATCGACCTAAAACAAGCCAAAGACACTGAAAAAATGAAAGCGTGGGTAGATCGAAAAGTTGTACCTATACTAAGTAAATCTAGTTAACACCACCCAGTAAAATTTATTAGGTAGGTGCCAGTAGTTAAATAAAAAACTATTGGTGCCACCTACTAAATTAAATTAAAATAATTTAAATTAAAAATAAAATAACGCTAAAATTTTGGGACGTCTATGTGCTCACTATATTTTTACCCCATATGTTTTCAAATGCTGCATCATACACATGGACAAAATATTCCAAAAAGTGTCAATATAGAAATCTGAAGATATCTGAATTTTATGCTATACTTATATTATGAGAAAACAATACACACGAGTCCAATATAACGAAAACGGTTTAAAGCAATGTACAAATTGCCAGGAGTACAAAGAGACACCTGATTTCCACAAGTACTCTAAAGCACAGGATGGTTTAAAGCCTTGGTGTAAGGCTTGTGTAAAAAATTATGATATTGTAGAAAATGATCCAAAACGTATTTTTCCACGGAAGTTAGATGAACATGGAAATATACATTGTAGAAATTGCGGGGGATACTTTGAAGAAGATCAAATGAAATCATCTAAAAAGAGCCAATACAAAGGATTATCATACTGTCTTACCTGTGCTCCTATACTTGCACATACAAGAAATATCGAAAGATATGGATTAACGATGGAGCAATATCATAAAATGCTAGAAGATCAAGACTATGGATGTAGGATTTGTGGTTTAAAAGAAAGCACATACAGGAAGCGACTATCTGTAGATCATGATCATGAATGCTGTCCTGGAAGTAGTTCTTGTGGAAAATGTGTTAGAGGTTTGCTATGTCACCACTGTAACGCTGCTCTAGGCAATGCCAAAGACAGTATAGAAACTCTCCAAAGAATGATCAATTACTTAAAAAAATAATTTTTCAGTTTTGGTGTATAATTGATTTATGGGAATATTAGAAAATTTTGAAAACGCCTGGGACATAGATTTCCAGGAAGAGCCAAAGTCTCCTGAGTTTGAGCATAATCCTATTCCTATAACAGATAACATGGGTAGAGAAGCCTTTTGGGAAAATGATGGTTTGGCACTAAAGATGTTTAAAGAAACATGCTGCACAGATTGTAGTTGCAAAAATGGATGAAGAGTTTAAGTTAACTCCTGAGCAAGCACAACAAATTTTGCTTTTTCAGATTGAGCAAAAACTTAGAAACCGTATAGCATTGCAGGTTGAATCAAGGTTTCACGATAAATATCATAACGAATCTCACGAGATTGCACAATTCATAAGAAACTCCGCTTAATAAAAAGGGGATCGATTATGAAATTACGTTTGCCTCTTTGAGCATATCGTACATATTACCAAGAATCAACTGAAGGCTTGGCTGACTCTGTTCAATTTGAGAGTCTGCATCACTATCGCTCATTCCAGCCTTCTTGCATAGTTCTCTATTATCTGCATTGATGCTAAACAACATCATGTCGATTACTTCTTCTCTTGTCATCTTATTTCCATTCTATCTCTTGATCATATGTTACAGAATACTCACCACCGAAGATCTCTGCATATGAAACTATATCTCTATTATACCGTATAACCGTATTGATGCCAACTTTGTCTGACATGTACTTGATACCCTGGACTAGTGGCTCAAAACTCATCTCCTGGCCTTGTAGGGCGTTATTAAGGGTATTCAGGTAACGATCCTTGCCGTACCTTTTAGATGTAAATGATTGATCAACATAATCAAACCTTGCTTGTGCATCATTTCTTTTTGCAATGTCCGAATTGTCTGTTATGTACTTTACTGCAGAATGATCCATCCGTGTAGACCAATTTCGCATGTTATCGCTGTACTTCTCCATGTTCTTTAGAGTTGAGTCAGCGAAAGCCATGCGTATAAGGTCTTGTTCGGAGAGATTAACCTCTGTTGCGAACGAAATCAAAAAAGCGGTTGCATATGGAAACTTTTCGTTATATGTCGTAATGTCGAAATGAACATTAGGATTAAACGACTTACTCGACATCCCGTCTCGAATTAAACGCATATGATTTCCGAGTGAAACAAACTCTTCTCGATTCATATCGCAATCGACGAACAAGCATTCTTCTGGATTGATCCCGTCGGCGAGACATAAAATATTTTTATCATAGGAGCCCACTATTTTCGAACCGTTAAAACGCTCTAATAGTTTAGCGGTCATAAATCCATCCATATCAGGGGAGATAATCAAATTCTTAGAATGCTCAAGTGTTTTGAGTATGGCTGTTTTCATTTTTTGAATATACCCCTTATAATAATCTAGTTATGACAATCCAGGACTGGGCTTCCCTAATAGTAGCCATACTTACAATTGTATCATCAATCGGTCTATCTATCAAGTGGCTTGTAAAGCATTATTTAAGCGAACTTAAAACCAATGGTGGCTCATCAGTAAAAGATCAAATTAATAGATTAGAAGATTCACTTGAAGAGCAGAGAGTCGAATCTATATATTCCAGAGATCGTCAAGAGAAGAAACTTGATGAGATGTACCAAATTCTTTTAAAGCACATTGAAGCCAATAATAGGTAATATGCTATATACTATATATAAGATATCTTGTAAATACAAACCTTAAAGATAGTTCTTTTTTCTTATATATATTTAGTATACACTATCCGACATCCTGACTATTAAGACTTTTTATGACAAAACGGACATTACTTATTATAACAATTTGATAACTTTAAATATTACTGTCCAAATTGTACTGATATGATATACTTTAATCTGACTAGTACTCTGGTTTGTCTCTCATACCCACCAGCCTGAGTACTAGTCTTTTTTTCATGGTATAATCTCAATATGTCTAACCACTCCCCAGAAATATTTGGTGCCAATCCAGCAAACATCCAATGGCGTGTTGTCAGAGGAGATACTGGATCTTTGCGTGTTGAATTTCTAGAGGACAATGAGATAGATTTTTATGATACTACTGATTGGATTTTTAGAGCAACTGCCTATGACCAATCAGGAAATGTTCTTGATGCACTTGACTGTGAGCCTGGAGAAGGCTTTGTTGATATAAAGGCTTATCCTTCAGTTACAAAAAATTGGGGATTAAGATATAACAGAACAGTAGCGGAGTTACCATTTGATGTCCAGGTAACAATACCAGAGTTGATAGAAGATACAGTTTGGACACCAGTTATTGGAACAATATATGTTCTAGGAGATGTTACACCAGGAGGCACACTATAATGACAGTTATTAAGATTGTTCCAATGCCAGGCGCAGTTGGAGACAAAGGAGATCCAGGAGAACCTGGAGCAAGAGGTCCAGCAGGAGACACATATGTAATTCGTACCGATGTACCTAACTCTAGACTAGGCAGAAACGGTGATGTTGCTGGAATGTTTGCAACATCTTCAGACTACTTCTATTTTTGTATTGCAAACTATACAAACGGCTCTAGTCCAATTTGGAAAAGAATTGTTTGGGACACGAACAACACGTGGTAAATTTTAATATAGTGAGATAATAGCAACATGGCTGTTTCTAAATCTATGGATTTCCCAGGTGCAAAAAAATCTTCCTACGCTGCACAAGTAGAGCAAAGTCAAGCATCTAATACTTTAGAGAACTCTGTTGCATTTATTCCAGTACCTGGTCCAGAAGGTCCACCAGGTAAGGACGGCAAGCAAGGCCCCGAAGGACCAGAAGGAAAGCAGGGTCCAAAAGGAGAGCAGGGCCCAAGAGGAAAAGATGGTCTAAGTTCTTTATCATCTTCAGGTCAGCAAGCAGGATGGGCCTCATATAGCAACGCCCTTAACAAACCAATAAAGTTAGGAATCTCTGAGGGAGATGATGGGTGGGTGACTCTTTCATTAGACACAAAAGATAAAATCCAAAATGAAGAATACCTACCTAAAGGGTGTACTAGTCTTTGGAATAGCCACCAGAGAGCCTTGAACTTCCACGGTATAGAAGAAGGATCTCAGGTATTTGTAACCTATAACTTTGAACTAACAACCTATACCGCAAATACAGAGGTTTGGGTAAGAACATACTTTGCAAGCAAGGATAAAGAGTTTGTTCAATTTTTAGGATCCCTTAAATACCAGAACACCTATAGTCTTTCTGCCACACAGCAGATGTTTATTGAGGATAAAACTATGTGGAGCAATGGCGCTGTCCCTCAAATTAGAACAGACTTTGACTCATCTGTAATTTTCAATTCTGTATATGTCAGCGTGGTATAATAAAACTATGGCATTTCCAGGAGAATTAAATATAAATTATTATAAGGGTGATACCCATGAGTTTAAGGTATACCCTCAAAAAACTGATGGTTCAACTTTTTATTTAACTGACTACTCTAACTCTACATTTACAATCGCTGAAGCCAGAGGAGCAGCAGGGGTTGCACTGGGGCAAATTCAGGCAAGCGCAAGAATTCAAAGCGATCATGTTGTTTGTGCAATTACTCCTGAAAATGGAAAACTTATGGATCCAGAAAAAACCTATTTTTATGACGTGCAGGTATATTCTCAAGGTGCAGATACATATGACAAAGTCTTTACACTTATAACTGGATCTATTTCAGTAACAGATGATGTGACTCAAGACATAGGAACTCCAAATAGAGCAATTCCTACATACCGAGTTATTTATCACAATACAAATGCAACTAGTGGTGTTGTTCCAACAGATACAAATGGGTATCTTCCAAACCAAAATATTATTGTTGCAAACAATGGATCTTTAGCAAGAATCGGATTTACTTTTGCAGGATGGACAAAGTTTTCAGATGGAACAGGAACCGTCTACACTTCGGGAAGTACTATTCCTCTCGTCAATGAAGATGTAAAACTTTATCCTAAGTGGACGGCAGTATGACAGAGGTCTTTGTATCAACTGACGATGTAAAGGTTATTGGTGGTACAGCAAATGTAAATGTCGAAGTTGATTTTGGCCCACAGGGAGATAGAGGAAATCTTTTTCTTGTAGGATATGGAGATCCAAACACAGTAACACACTCAACAACTCTACAGGCTTTAGATTTATACATAAACGTAAGAACAACTGATGAAGACTATCTTGTTATTTATCAATTGCAGAATGTAAATGGTACAGAGGTCTGGGTAGAAACATCTAAACTAATGACAGACAAGTTTAGCGTAAACAGAACAGTTTCTTTTACTGCTGGAGTAGCCACAGATAACATAGACTTTAAGATTTCAAACATAGTGCCACTAAGCCTTCTAAGCGGTCTTTCTGAGTCAAACTTTAATATTCAATGTACCTTTTCAAACCCTACAAAGCCTATTGCTCATTCTATAGTGGTCAAGCCAATCACAATACAGGCAGCAACGGGAGATATCATCCTACCAGTAAGCATAAATGCTGCTGAGTTTTCAGGAAGCGTTTGGGCACCAGTTAGTGGAACTCATATAGTTCATTTCCTAATTACGGTGGTATAATCTAAGATGGTGATATGTAATGGCTGCTGAATTTATTGATGATACGGAAAATGGCTCTGGGTTATACCCAACCAAGATTCCTGGCTATGAAGATGCAGCAGATATCCAGGCAGCATTAAGACTTTATCACTATGGATCAAGCGTAATCCCATCAACTTCCTCTGAAATTAATGCTAAATCTATAGCAGGATACCTTGAGTATTTAGACACTAAAATCGATAACTCTGTCGTAGATCAAATCTTACTTGCTGGAGTTGGAATTGACTGGAACCTTGTAACTCAGCAATTTGACATTGACAATACTGTCGCTACAAAATCTTTTGTTGCTCATTCAACATCTACTGTTACAAAAGTATCAAGTTTTACGCTAGAACTAGCAGATGCTAGCAAAACTATTATTCTTTCTACCGCTTCTCCAATGACTTTAACAGTCCCCGCAAATTCTTCAGTAGCAATTCCAGTAGGCTATCAGTATAATCTTCTTGAGATTGGATTAGGAAGAACAACATTGTCTCCAGCATCTGGTGTAACTATTGGAAGCAAAAACTCTCAACTATTTTTAGATGGTCAGTATAGCAAGGGAACACTTTTAAAGGTTGCAACAGACACCTGGGTATTCTATGGTGATGTTTATGAAGGTGCTTCTGTAGCAGCAACACCAACACCAACTCCAACATCGACCCCTGCCCCTACTCCTACACCTACTCCAGTACCTCCATATTTTGTCCCACCATTTTTCCCACCGTACTTTGTTCCGCCATCTTTCCCACCAGAGGTAACACCAACACCAACGCCAACGCCAACGCCAACGCCAACGCCTACTCCAACGGAAACCCCTACACCAACTCCTACTCCCGCACCAGTACCATTGACCTACTGCCCTTCACTAGGTTATAACGTACCAACATCTGGTTACCCAGGAAACTGTCCAGGCGGATCACCAATTACACCTACCCCTACTCCAACTGCAGCACTAACATATTGTCCTTCATTAGGATACAATGTTCCAACAAGCGGTTACCCAGGCAACTGCCCAGGAGCGTCACCAACAGATCCTACAGCAACCCCAACACCTACACCTGCACCAACTGCAGCACAAACCTATTGCCCTTCATTGGGTTACAATGTTCCAACAAGCGGTTACCCAGGCAACTGCCCAGGAGCGTCACCAACAGATCCTACAGCAACACCAACACCAACATCCACTCCAACATCTACTCCAACATCTACTCCAACACCAACACCTACTCCTACTCCTACAGTAGCACAGACTTACTGTCCTTCATTAGGTTATAACGTACCTTCAAGCGGTTATCCAGGTAACTGTCCAGGAGCCTCTCCTGCAACACCAACGCCAACCCCCACACCTACTCCTACAGTAGCACAGACTTACTGTGCTTCACTAGGAGAGAATGTACCTTCAAGCGGTTACCCAGGTAACTGTCCAGGAGCATCCCCTTCACCAACTACAGCACCACCTTACTTTGTTCCACCGTTCTTCCCACCATATTTCGTTCCACCGTTCTTCCCACCATATTTCGTTCCACCATATTTCGTTCCACCTTTCTTCCCACCATCTTTCCCATCAACACCTACACCAACACCTGAAGCAACACCTGAAGCAACACCTGCTCCAGTACCACAGACTTACTGTCCTTCACTAGGCCGTAACGTACCTTCAAGTGGATACCCAGGCAACTGCCCAGGGTATAGAGTTGATGGAAATATAGCAACAATATAACTATTTCCAATCGTGTATAATGGAGTTAACAACTAGTTAGGGGTAAAAATGTCAAAATCAAGGTGGGAAGAGTATAAAGAAAAAAGCGGTATATCTGTTATTGACACTGTACAGGATTCTTCATCCAGGCTACAAATATGTAACTCTTGCGATCATTTAATAAAATTAACAAAAGAATGCAAGAAGGATAAGTCTTTTGTTCTTGAAACAGTAAAAATAAAAGAACAGAAGTGTCCTATAGGTGCCTGGTAATGCAAAAAGAAGAACTTGCTCCTGGAATTGTTTTATACAGTAATGTGATTCCCTCCTATAAAGATTTGATCAATGATATAGAAGACTCCACTAGTCTTGGGACAATAAAATGGGGTAATGCTGAAATACACTCAGATGATGATAATACTTTAAATAAAAACACAAGAGATACCTCTGTTATAGGCGTTCCATATAAGACAGACCTTTTAGAAGGCTTTCCTTACCCAGGATCTGCATTTGATACCACGCTATCAAACCTATTCTTTAAATATTTTGATCCGATAGAAAAAGACTACATTAGGACTTATAACTCGATAATTGATTGGCATGACTCTTATGGCATTTTAAAGTATGGTAAAGGTCAAAAATTTATAAATCATATAGACGATAGTCCTGCTGCTACAAGAAGAATATCTACGGTATATTATATAAACGACAACTATTCTGGAGGAGAGATAAACTTTCCAAGATTTGGAATAAAGTTAAAACCACAAGCAAACCAGATGATCCTGTTTCCATCTAGTTTTATTTATAATCATTCTGTTAATCCAGTTGAAGATGGAACAAGATATGCTATAGTTAGTTGGTTAAGATGAGTCTAGAAGAGTATAAAGAAAAAAATGGTGTAACTCCATTTGATCTAATTAATCCAAAATCTCCTAGATCTTCAGAAGAGTTAAAAAAAGAAAGAATGAGCATTTGCAATGATTGCCCAGAACTGATAAAATTAACAACACAGTGTAAACAGTGTCATTGCATAATGTATTTAAAAACTACGCTTGAAGAAGCAAAATGTCCATTAGGGAAGTGGTAAAATGAAAAAAGAAGAAATAGCACCAGGGTTAATAGTCTATAGTGACGTAATACCAAATAGTTCAAATCTTAAAAATGACATAGAAGAAGGAATGACATCCTCTCAACTTTCTTGGACACCAGCATATGTTGCTGAAGCGACTAACACTGCAAAGGTTAATTCAAGAACACGAGATACTGATTCTATAGGAATTCCATACAATGGTGGAGTAAGAGATCTTTCTGGAAATGTTTTGTCAGAAATTTTTAAAACAAGTTTGGGCAATTTATTCTTTGAACATTTTCATCCAGTAGAGCAAGACTATATGAGTTCTTATGGTATTGGTTGGGGCTGGCATGACGAGTACAGCGTTTTGAGATACGGCAAGGGGCAGCATTTTACAAATCATATAGATGATCATCCAAACTACCCAAGAAGAACTTCAACTGTTTATTATTTAAATGATGACTATGAGGGTGGCGAAATAAATTTCCCAAGATTTAACATAACGCTAAAACCAAAGGCCAATCAAAAAATAATCTTTCCTTCAAACTATGTATTTAATCACTCTGTTTCACCAGTAGTTTCTGGAACAAGGTACGCAGTAGTAAGTTGGCTATTTTAATATGAAAAGAATAGCATAGCAAAATGAAAGAGATGCTAGTTATAATTCCATCAAGGAATAGGCCAGAGGCGGTTGCAGAGATAACTCAATCTTTATTTGAACAGTCTATAGGTGTCGACATTTGTTTTGGGTTAGACGACGACGACACTTCTGAATACACATATGTTCCAGGAGTTATCTATGAAAGAAATCCAAGAGTTTTAATGAATGCAACAAACAATATCCTTGCAACTAAGTATGCCGATATTTATAAGTTTATATGTTTCTTAGGTGATGATGTCAGGCCAAGAACATTTGGTTGGGATAAGATACTGCTAGAGCCATTAAGGAATAAGCCTGGAATTTCTTATGCAAATGATCTAATACAAAAAGAGTTTTTGCCAACTCACGTTGTTATGTCATCAGAAATAATAAAGTCTCTTGGATTCATGGCACCACCAATCTTAAAACATTTATTTATGGACAACTTCTGGCTAGATCTTGGGAAAGCGATAAACTCAATTCACTATTTTGAAAATGTCGTACTTGAGCATCTTCATCCAGCCCTAGAAAAGTCTTCGGTTGATCAGGTATATTTGGATTCTTGGGGATTGTTCGAACATGATAAGAATGCTTATGAAAAATATAAAGAGTCTGACTTTTTACAAGATGTCGAAAAAGTTATTAAAATGTATGAAAGACTTAATGATATATCTTAAGGGTTTTTAAATGGATAAGATATATGTTTCTATTGCATCGTATAAAGATAAAGAGTTAGTCGATACTGTTTTTTCTATTCTCCGCCGTGCAAAAAATCCAGAAAGAGTTGTAGTATCAGTTTTTTCTCAAGATGAAATACATCCTAAACTAGAAGATATCTTTAGTTCCTTTGGAGTAAAAGATTTTTTTTACGAAAAGGTCCCTTCATCAGAAGCAAAAGGTGTTGGCTACGCAAGACTAAAAACACAAGAAAACCTTTCTTTAGATTTTAAATACTACCTTCAAGTTGACTCACATACAAGGTTTATTCAAAACTGGGATGAGATTTTAATTTCAGAGTATGAAGAAAGTCAAAAGTTTTGGAAAATACCTATAGTTTTTTCTTCATATCCAATACCATACACATATAACCAAAATGGCAATGAGGTAATATCTACAATGGAAGGCGCTAATATAGTAGATATAAAAATGGATAACAGTCTATTACTTTATAAGCCAGACTATCATTCAAAGAATATATCTGAGTATGGAGAATTCCATGGACACTTCTGTGCTGGATTTGTTTTTTGTTTATCTGAGTATATTCTAAAGGTCCCATACGACAAAGATATTTATTTTATTGGAGAAGAACATACAATGTCTATCAGAATTTTTTGCGAGGGTATGTATATAATTGCCCCTAAAAAATCTTATGTATACCATCATTACTATGGAGAGAATACAAGAGACAAGCATTGGGAGATAGATCCGTCTTGGGGGGAATATGAAAAAGCCAGTTTTGAAAGACTTGGTAAGTTTTTTGCTTTTGATCAACTTGATGGTTATGGCATAAAGGATAAAGATAGGTATGAACTTTGGAAAAATAGGTTTATAACAAATAGTGATAATAAAAAAGAGTTGGACCAGCAATAGATGCTAGCCCAACCCCCTTATATTATTTAGGAAATTTACTCATCCAAAATTTGGTTCTTGGCGTAATACCCTTCCAAGAAGACCAGTCTTCCCCACCATTTGTCATGTAGTATGCAATCTCTGCATTCTTGACTGGATTGAAGAGTTCAGCATTAGATTCAAGATCAAACTTGGTTCTACGATCAGGACCAAGAGAGTCAATCATATTGATTTGAAACATACCATAAGACGAGTCTCCAGTCTTGTGGTTGCCATTAAAAGCCAATGGTCGCCCATTAGACTCTTTTTTAGCCACTGCCCAGGCAACAACAAGGTCTTTGCCTTTGAACCCTACTAGAGAAAGCAGTTCTTTTAGTTCTAAATCAGTCAGAGAAACCTTGTTCTCAAAACTCTCTAGTTTTTTTGCCTTAGAAACCAAAAAAACCTCTTGCGAGGTGGTTTCCGAAGTCTGAGCCTGTTCCAGGCTAAGATTGTTCTTAGTATCAAGATCTGAAACAGCATTAGCAGAGTTAGACATAACTGATACTAATATCACGATACTGAGTGTGCTAATGATCTCTTTGTTTCTTTCGATAAATTTAATCATAGTTTCCTCCTTAGAAAACAATAACACCCTGGTAGGTGTCTACTGACAAGTATAACATGTTTTTGACCCAAAAGTCAAATCTGGGTGTATAATAATTTTATTATGAGTACATATGACTTTTCTGCCACGGGAATTCAATATCCCCTGGAAACATCAGCGGTAAATGTACATGGAGACTTTAAGAAGTTAGCAGAGTCTCTTGATGCAATCCTTCCAGCATACGGAGTATCATATTTTCAAATTAATGTAACAAATAACAGTGGTTCTGCAATCGCAGCAGGCGTTCCAGTATATACAACTGGGTATAGTTCTTCTAAATCAAAACCAACTATTGCAAAAGCCTTGCCATCAACCTCTGCCCCAATTCTTGGTTTATTAAAAGCACCTGTAGCCAACGGCGCAGATGGAGTAGTTGTAGTTGCTGGAGTTATGGAAGGCGTAAACACTCAAAGTTTTAGTGCAGGTCAGGTTCTTTATGTTGGAGAGTCTGGAGGTCTATCAAATGTTAGACCAGCCACAGGATCTGCAGCAGTTGGAATTGTTGCCTACGCAGCAGTACAGGGAATTGTAATAGTAGAGGCAAAAGGAAACGGTACCTGGGGAGCACTCAGAGACGGTTTGTCGTGATATAATAAAACAATGGCAACCTTTAGAAATCAACCAACAGACTCTTATGCACTTGGATCTGCTCCACCAGAAATTAAGTGGACGGTTGTCCGTGGTGACTCAGCAGCCTTTCGTGTTTATGTAACTAATGACGCAAGAGAGCCACTAGTTCTTGAAGATTGGCAAGTTGCTATGGATATTTATCGTCCTTCAACAAGCACAAAGATTTTAGATTTAACTCCCCAACCTATTGAGTTTCAAGATACTGAGGGAAGTTTTACAGTTACATTAACATCCTCACAATCTAGACTTCTTCAGACAGGAGACATCTTCGATATACAACTCACAGAACTTCTATCTGAAGGCAGAGTTTGGACGGTAGCCAAAGGCTCAATGGTTATTGTTGAAGATATAACCCAGTAATGCAAACAACCCATAAATTAGCACACGCACAAATAACAGAATTGGATTCAAGATCTGTAAAAATAGATCACTTGCAACCAAAAGCAGTAGTTCTTGAGTTGTTGCCATTCAGAGTTAGGTTTACAAATGTAAATGTTTTTGGATACTCAAAGACAAATCCTCCAGCAATCCCATTACAAATTATTGGGTATAGCAACTACATTCTTTAATAATATTATTTAAAAATAGGGGTTATAATTACGACATGGCTAAGATATCAATCGCAGGAGTTAAAGGTCTATTTCAAACAGGTGATAGACCAACTCAAGAAAATTACGTAGATCTAATCGACACCGCAACTGCTCAGGCAACAGACTTGGGCTCTGCAGGTAACAACGAAACTACAATCAATGGAATTGAGAACGTAACCGTTGTTGATAACTTTGATGCTACAGTTTGGCGCATGGTTAAGTATATTGTTTCAATATCAAAGACTACTGCAGGAGCCAACAAGTTTTATGCAACAGAATTAACAATCCTAGTAGACGGTACAAATGTAAATGTTACCGAATACGGCACTATCGACAATGATGGGAATATTGGCACCATTAATGTCTCCCGCACTGGAAATACCGTGGCCTTAACAGTCACTCCAGTTAGCGGTATTACACCTATAACAGTTCGTTATGCACGAATTGGATTAAAGGCTTAAGGAGATATAAAAAATGGCAACAGTAAATAAGAATTTCAAGATCAAAAGTGGTCTTGTAGTTGAAGGAACAACCGCAACCGTAAATGGTAATCAGGTACTTACAGAATCAGCATCAGATCAATACATTATTGATTTAATTGGTGGAGAAACACTAGTAACATCTGTTGAATCAACACAGATGGAAGTTATCTCTGGCGAACTAAACATCAAGTCAGGCGTATTTGATGTATCAGGCGCAGCAGCAGCAGCACAGTCTGCAGCAGCATCAGATGCTACAACAAAAGCAAATGCTGCACAGAGCGCAGCAGCAGCAGATGCTACTACAAAGGCTAACGCAGCGCAGACCGCTGCAGCAGCAGATGCTACAACCAAGGCAGCAAATGCTAAGTCAGAGGCTATCTCTGCAGCAGCATCAGATGCCACAACTAAGGCAGCAACTGCTAAGTCAGAGGCTATTTCTGCAGCAGCAGCAGATGCTACAACCAAGGCTAATACAGCCCGTACAGGTGCAGATTCTTACACAGATGGAAAGATTGCAACTGAAGTTACAGATCGTAACTCAGCAATTACAACAGCAATTAACACAGAAGTTACAAATCGTAACTCAGCAATTTTAACTGCAAAGGGAGAAGCAATTGCAGCAGCCGAAGACTACACAGATACAGCAGTATCTAACCTAGTTGGAGCAGCACCTTCTACACTAAACACACTTCAGGAATTGGCAGCAGCACTGGAGAATAATCCAGACATCATTGCTGATCTTGAAAATGTAGCAGCAGGAAAGCAGGATACATTAACTGCAGGCGATAACATTGATATTACAGGTGCAGTAATTTCTGTAACTGGTCTTGATACAGCAGATGTAGCAGAAGATGCTTCACGACTATATTTCACAAATCAAAGAGCACTTGATGCAACTAACGCTGCATACGATCCAGCAGGATCAGCAGATGCAGCAGCACTTGCAGCAGGGTCAGACCTTGAAGATCACGCAGATCTAACAGCAGCCCACGGTGCAACTGGTGCAGTAGTTGGAACAACCAACACACAAACATTAACAAATAAGACCATTGGAGATACACTTAACTTCACTGGCGCAGGAGCAATGACAATCAATTCTGATTCTCATATTGTTCTTACACCAGCAGCAGGTTCTGATGTTAAGTGGGGTGCAGATGTTCTTGCAACAGAGAACTACGTAGATTCAGCAGTAGATGCTCTTGATACAGATGCAATTGAAGAGGGACAAGATAACCTATACTTCACAAGTGCACGAGCAATCGCAGCAGTTGGTGGAACTATTGGAGATGCGATTAATGATCTCACAACATCTGATATTGAAGAAGGATCAAATCTATACTTCACAAGCCAAAGAGCACTTGATGCAACAGCACAAGCATACGATGCATACGGTTCAGCATCTGCAGCAGACATCTCAGCAAGAGGATATGCCGATGGACTTGCAGTTAACTATGACTCAGCAGGATCAGCAGCAGCAGCGTACTCAGATGCAGTTTCAGCAGCAGCATTAGATGCAACTGATAAGGCAAACGATGCTCAGGCAGCAGCAGAATTAACTGCTTCAAATGCTCTTACTATTGCAGTAGGTAATCTTGAAGATTATGCAGATACAGCAGAGCAAGATGCAAAGAACTATGCAGATGCTCTTATTGATGATGCCTCAAGCGCATCAACAAAGGTTTGGTCAGCATACAAGACAAGCACAGAAATTGGGCTTGCACAGGCAGCAGCGGAGCAGCATGCAGATGATGCAGTTGCAGCACTTGTAGGATCAGCACCACAACTTCTTGATACACTTCAGGAATTGGCAGCAGCACTTGACAATGACCCAGAAACAATCAACTCACTTCAGAGTATTGCAGCAGGAAAGCAAGATGAATTAACTGCAGGAGCAAACATCAATATTACAGGAGCAACAATTTCTGTAACTGGTCTAGACTCAGCAGATATTTCAGACTTCAACACTGCAGCACTATCTGCAACATCTGCAGCATATGATGCAGCAGGATCAGCAGACGATGCTCAGGCAGCAGCAGAGGCTACAGCACAATCAGCACTTGATGATGTACTTGATGGAGCAACAGCATTTACAGAAATAAATGTAAATTCTGAAGCCAAGCAAATCGCAGCATCTTCTTCAGGAACAGCAACTGTTGCTGGAACTGCTTATCAGTGGGCAAAGGCAGACTATCGTTCAGCCAAACTCCTTGTTAAGATTGACAACGGAACAGATAATGAAATATCAGAAATTCTATTAACTCTAGACTCAGCAGACAACATTGCAATTACAGAATATGCAATTGTTGGAACTAATGGATCAAGAGGAACAATAACAGCAGATATTTCAGGTACAAATGTTAGAGTTAGAGTTACACCAACAAACAACTCAACAGTTAAGGTATCTGGAACACTTCTTAAGTAATAAAAATTTGTAGGGAAAAGGGAGTAGTAAATGACAACAGACAGCAAAGACTTCAAGGTCAAGAATGGATTAGTCGTAGCAAACGGCGGTACATTCGGAAACGCAGTAACAGTAGGAGAACCAACTCTTGCTGAGCATGCAGCAACCAAGGAGTATGTAGATAGCAGATCAATGGCTGTTGGCTCAACTGCTCCCTCTTCACCAACAAATGGAACAATGTGGCTAGATACCTCTACAAATAGAGTTAACTTTTATTACGATGGTGCCTGGTATACCCAAGCAACTATTGATGATACAAACAATCTTCCACAGCACATTCACGATACTGCAATTGATGGAACTGGTTTCATAGTATCTCAGTTCTATGAAGGTGGATCATTCAATAGCCCTCTGGGTGTAGGTTTGGATGCTGGTGGCCCAGGTACAACAACTTGGACAGTAGTATTCGATGGCGGTAGTGTAGTAGATAACTTCAATTAAAAATTGGGTGTTATAATAAGATAAGTAAATGGGCAGCCCCCATAAGGAGAAATAAAATATGGCAACAAGAATGCAACAGCGCAGAGGTACTGCAGCACAATGGACGGCTGCAAACCCAGTTCTAGCAGCAGGTGAAATCGGATTTGAAACCGATACAAGTAAGTTCAAAATGGGTAATGGCTCTTCAGCCTGGTCAGCATTGACATATTTTGCTAATGCAGCAGAACTAACAGCAATCATTGACGGTGCACCCGCAGCACTTAACACACTAAATGAGTTAGCAGCAGCAATTGGCGATGACGCTAACTTTATAACGACAATTCAGACTTCTGTTACAAATGCAGAAGATTCAATTTCTGCTCACGAAGCAGAGACAACATCAGTTCACGGTATTGCCGATACATCAGCGCTAGCAACACAAGACTACGTTGATACAGCAGTATCAGGAGCAGCAGTAGATCAATCATCCCTAGCAGGAGTTGGAATTGACTGGAATGCAGTATCAGAAGCATTTGATATTGATTCAACAGTTGCAACTAAGACTTATGCCGATGGAGCAGTAACAACTCACTCTTCAGATACAACATCTGTTCACGGTATCGCTGATACATCAGCACTTGCACTTTCTGCAACAGTGGCAACTGATATTTCTACAGCAGTTTCAACACACAACGCAGATACAACAGGTGTTCATGGTATCGCTGATACATCAGCACTAGCAACAAAGGTATATGCTGATGCAGCAGTAACAACACATAACTCTGAAACACTTTCAGTACACGGAATTGCAAACACTGCAAACCTTGCAACTAAGACATACGCAGACGATGCAGTTTCAACTCACTCTGCAGACACAACATCTGTTCATGGTATTGCAGATACTTCACTTCTAGCACTTAAGTCAGAGGTTGCAGCAGTAACAAAGACTTCACTTGGTCTTGGTAATGTTGACAACACAGCAGATGCAAGCAAGCCAGTATCTACAGCACAGTCTACAGCAATTGCAACTGCAAAGGCAGAGGCAATCGCAGATGCAACATCACAGGTAAATGCACTACTAACTGGAGCACCAGCAGCGCTAAACACTCTTGATGAACTTGCTGCAGCACTTGGAGATGACGCAAACTTTGCAGCATCAGTAACAACTAGTCTTGGATTAAAGGTAGATTCTTTAACACCAATTAGCCAAAAGTCAGCATCATACACACTGTCTTCACTGACTGAAAGAGATGACTTGATTGAAATGGGATCTGGCTCAGCAATGACAGTTACAATCCCAGCAGATGCAACTCTAAACTTCCCAGTCGGAACCTCCATTGATATCCTTCAGACATCAACTGGACAGGTTACAATTGCAGGAGCAGGCGGAGTAACTGTTAACGCAACACCTGGCTTGAAACTTCGTACAACTTGGTCATCTTGTACTCTCTTTAAGAGAGCAGCAAATACTTGGGTTGTCTACGGCGACTTGACAGCGTAATACAAAATTCAATAAGAAATTAGGAGATCGACATGGCAGCAGGTAAAAAGATAGGTAAGAAGTCCCAAGCGTCAAATGACTTTTTGGAACCATTAGCACCAATAGCAGGCGGTGCAACAAACGTAGGAACTGGAAGAGCATATAACAATGGTGCAGTTTCTGTAGCATTTTCTCTACCAGCACTATCCCCTGCTGCCACATCCTATACAGTAACAGCAAGCACAGGCCAAACAGCAACAGGAGCATCGTCTCCTATTGTTGTAACAGGTATTGCGTCTGGAGCAAATCCAACCTTTACAATTACAGCAACAAACGCTGCAGGAACATCTGCTGCAAGTGCTGCAACATCAGCAGTTACAGTAACAACAGTTCCACAGACACTTGGTGCACCAACAGCAACAGCCCAATTAAATCAGGACACTGTAAGTTGGTCAGCAGCAGCAAATGGTGGTTCTGCAATCATTGATTACACTTGGTCATCATCTGACGGCAAGTCTGGAACAACAGCCTCAACATCTGTTGTAGTTGCACAAGAAGGAAATACTTCTCAGACATATACAGTTACTGCAAGAAATGCTAACGGATCTTCTGCAGCATCCCCTGCATCTAATAACGTAACTACTATTGCACCAGTCTTCCCACCTTACTTCGTACCCCCATTCTTCCCACCATTCTTCCCATTCTTCCCATTCTTCCCACCGTACTTCGTACCCCCATTCTTCCCACCATTCTTCCCATTCTTCCCGTTCTTCCCACCGTACTTCGTACCACCGTACTTCGTACCACCATTCTTCCCACCGTACTTCGTACCACCGTACTTCGTACCACCATTCTTCCCACCGTACTTCGTACCACCATTCTTCCCACCGTTCTTCCCATCGTTCTCACCACAGACTTACTGCCCTTCACTAGGCCGTAACGTACCTTCAAGTGGATACCCAGGCAACTGCCCAGGGTATAGACTCGACGGAAATACAGTCGCTGAATAGTAAAATAGAATAAGAGTATTACCACACTGACAGTCGTTGGTGTGGTATACTTTTATCTATAGACAGATAGAGGGTAAAGTTATGAACACTTATGATGAAAACTCAAATCCATGGTTTACAAAAGATAGATCTGAGACAGCATCAAGTAGGTTTCCAGAAAGAGAATTAGATAACTCTATATTGGTTAAAAATCTAGGACTTGGATTAAATGTATATTCTAATACATTTTCTGAAGAAGATTCTAAAAGATATATAGATACACTTGAGTCTAATCTGTCAAAAGGTGGTAAATACAATTGGTCAGAAGCACAAGTAACAAATTCTAAGTTTCCAATTAAAAAAGCAAGAGATGCTGTAGACTTTAAATACAAGCAAGAAAACTTGGGACCAAGAGATGAAACAAACTCTGAATTAATAGATCTGCACGAAGAAATCTATCAAAAGTTAAAGTACTGCATAGATGACTACGCAAAATATTGGGGAATTAATGTAGTTTACTATGAAGCCTTTAATTTTGTAAAGTATGAAGGCGCTGGAACGCATTTTAATATCCATGCGGATCATGGACCAGCATACAACTGTACGGTATCGGCTGTTATATATATAAATGACGATTATGTTGGCGGGGATCTAAAGTTTCCAAGACTAGATAACTTAGTCTATAAGCCAAAAGTTGGAGATATAGCAGTTTTCCCATCAAATTATATTTATGAGCATGCATCTCTTCCAATGGAGTCTGGAACAAAGTATTGCGTTGTAATTATGACAGATATCAACGAACTGAGCCACTAATTATGATAAAGCCAAATTTAGCAATATTCAAAGGATATAGGCCTTGGCTAAACAAAGAGAGTAAGTCTGTTCCATCACCAACACAGTCTGTAATCCCACAATGGTATAAAGATGCAGATAGGTTTGCTAAAATGCCAAACGGAGACTACTTTAAAGCGCCAAAAGAGGTTTGTCCATTTCCAAAAGAAGGCACGACTGATGATTATGGAAAGATTCCTACATGGAAAGCATGCCCTGCCATTATGGATGCATTTTCAACAGGATATGTATTTAAAACTCCTTGTGACTTAACATTTTTTAAAAACAACCAAGGAATAATTAATGTAAAAATAGATGATCCCAACTATAAAGACTTTTGTACACAAAGACCACCTATGCCACAATTTGAACATCCAAAAGGGTTTTATAAGCACCACTTTGCTTGGATGTCTGACTGGGGATTAGAACTTCCAGAAGGATATAGTGCATTATTTATGACACCTATGAATAGATACGATCTTCCGTTTATGAACACTACTGGAATTGTAGATTCAGATAAAGTTCACATATTAGGAAGTTTTCCATTCTTTCTTGCAGATGGTTGGGAAGGAACGATTCCTGCAGGAACACCATATCTACAAGTCATCCCGTTTAAAAGAGAAGACTGGGAACACAAAATAGAAATTTTAAACCCCTCTGAAATCTATGGTAAAATGGTAGATAACGCAAACTTCTATAGACAGCCTGACGGCGGGGTATATAAAAATAAAGTTTGGTCAAGAAGAGAATATAGATAAGGACTATAAATGCAAACATGGACAGAAAAGGTTAACCTTGGAAATGGCATAACATGCTATAGAGGAGTAATCAATAAAGATATAGATGTTGTTAATCGAATTGAGTCTTACCTAAAGCCAGTAGGAGATACTACTGGATATAGTTGGCAGCCTGCATATGTTGGGTACCAGCAGTTAATGCCAGACTACAGAGACTGCGTTGACTTTAAGTTTAAAAAGACAGATATCGAGCCTGACAAAAGTGAGACATCCCTAAAACTTCAGTCCCTTTGGCAAGATTTATATGATGTAAAACTTCCAGCAGTAGAAGACTATAGTCGTGACTATAACATAAATGGTTTAAAGTATTGGGAAGCATTTAACTTTATTAAGTACGGTCCAGGTCAGCACTTTCAAGAACACCACGATCATGGGTTTTCTTATAACTGCACAGTCTCTCTTGTTGCTTATCCAAATGACGACTATGAAGGTGGAGAGTTATTCTTTAGATTGCAAAACCTAAAGGTAAAGGCAGAAGCAGGAGATCTATATATCTTCCCTTCAAACTATATGTATCCACACCAAGCAATGCCAGTAACATCTGGAACGAAGTACTCTATTGTTACAATGCTAGACTATAACAAGAAGTATCACACTCCAGAAATGTACGTTGGAGACTAATTTTCGTGTTAAATATATCGGTTGAAAAACAGACGGGATCTTTGTTTGAGATTACACCGATGTCAATTAAAAGAGACTGGATGGACGAAACCTCTGGCAAGCATGCTTATAGATGCTTTCCAGTAACCCAAGCAAATGTTGTTGGCTGGAGTCTATTTTGTACACAAGATATAGTCTTTACTTGGGATGGAACAAATGACCAAACAGATCAACATATCACTATATCTAATCCAGTTGATGCATATGCTGGAAGAGGGCAATCTTCTGTTAGTTTAAACACAGGTTTAGTGTTTAGAACAGAAGAAGAAGTAAGCCTTTTGACAATTAATCCAGTAAACTATTTTAACGATGACTTTGAAACAATGTCTAACTTGATAAGCACCTCATTTTACGACAACCCATTACCTTTGGCAATTAAAGCAAAGACTGCAAATAAAGAAGTTGTTATAAAGTCTGGAACACCAATTGCTACAATAATTCCAATATCTTTGTCTGCACTAAATAATAGTGTAATTCAGATAATAGAATATACAGACAAAGATAGGTCAAGAGAAAAGGCCAATATTGAATATGGCTCAGCAGCACAGGTTATAAATACCTCTGGACAATGGACAGACTGGTATAGGAATGCAGTAAATGAAAAGGGTGAGTCTCTTGGTTCTCACGAAACAAAGTCTTTAAAACTAACCGTTATAGACAACACACTGATTGGGGAGTCATCATTTAATAAAATCAATGATGATATAATATAGATATGAACATAGAAAACGCTATTGAGGTAACTAGGAAGCCATCATCAACTCCATCTGGATTTTTTGGAAATGGCATAGAGAATATAGTTGAGTTAGAAAACTTTATGACTGAAGAAGAGGTAAACTTCTTAGATCAGGCAGCAAGAAGTTTGACTGTCTGGGATGTAACACAAAGCCATGTAAATGAAAATGGAACTATTGTTTACGATGCTGGATTTTGGAAAGATAGGGTAGCCAGTAGCCCATCTTTGGATGCAAATGATCCAAGAATTGTCCCAATAATTACAGGATTAGTTCAAAGACTAAAACCAATAGTTGAAGAGTTTTTCCAGGTAAAGGCTCAGCCAACTGGACAAACAATTGTAAAATGGCTACCAGGACAATATCAACATCCACATGCTGACAAAGAACTTCATGAAGGTCCAGATGCAGGAAAGCCAAATGATTTTCCAAATTATGACATAGCAAGTTTGTTTTATATAAACGATGACTATGAAGGTGGAGAGTTGTACTTCCCACTACAAGGAATTCAGTTTAAGCCAAAGCGTGGCGCAGCATATTTTTTCCCAGGGGACAAAGAATATATTCATGGGGTAACAGAGGTAAAAGGCTCTCTAAGATATACATGTCCATTCTTTTGGGAGATATTAGAGCATACGGGCGATAGAAAGCCATAGAATGAGTACAGACAACGCCATATCTGAGACTTTAGAGAGTGCAGTAGAAGAAGAACTGTACCCAAAAATTGTTTTATACAGAAATACTTTTAAGAATATAGAAAAAATGTACTCAACTTTAGTTGACTCCACAACTTCTAAAGAAGAAGGATTTTTCAGTGAGTGGGAGCCTTGGTCAAGGTTTGGAGAATATCTAAATCCTCTTTCAAAACATGTAGACTGGCATTTAAGCCCAGTAAAGATTGATCATTTAAAAGTAGATAGTGATATAAAAAAAGATCAAGTTGAGTTCATGAAAGAACTTACAGATAGTGTAGACAAGGCAGTTAATTCTTATATTTCTAGATATAACCTAGATGTTGATATGTCAAAAACAGAAATTGATGATGATGGAAATGTCGTTACTCTTTGGCAAAAAGGCCACCCAGCAATATGTAGATATAAGGAGGGTTATGAGGGTAAAGAAGAATTAAGCATGTCATACCATTCAGACTACATTAGAGAGCCTATAGATAGTCCAGGGTATAAGTTTGCCATAACAATACTTGCATACTTTAATGACGATTATAGTGGCGGAGAGATTGATTTTGCTATTGGAAAAAACCTATATAGGCATAAGCCAAAAGCAGGAGACATTCTTATATTCCCATCTGGAAATCCTCATTTCTTAACAGAAGATGGAACAGTTTATCTACACTCTGTAGACCCAATCACAAGTGGTGACAACAAGTATTTTTTAAGAATGTTTCTTTTTAAGTATTCACAAGGCTCTGAAGAGTGGAAACAAAAGGAAGAAGAGTTTGGTAAAGAGGTTTGGGCTAGCATGCAAGAAGAGATTATGGAAAACTTTAGACAGGCAAATTTGCCAAGAAGTTATATTGAGGATGGTGTAAGAATCAAATGAACCTAAATAATAAAAAAAGAATAACCAAGGATATTGTTGTATACGAAGACTTTATAACACCAGCGGTTGCAGAAAAAATGATACAAGTTCTAGAGTCTAAGGCAAAAGATGAAACACTTTCTTGGATGCCCATATCATTTTATGAGTCATACTCCTCGACCCTTCCAGTTGATAACGACGAGTCTGTCATTTCTGCTGGACTAGAGCCAACTATTTTTTCTGATATAGAAAATGCTATGCCAGAAGCAATTGCTTCGATACATAGTTTAGATCCAAAGATAATTTCTAAGATTGGTTATCATACCCAGAAGTGGGAGCCAGGAGCCTTTGCTCGTGTGCATTCAGATAACACAGACCATGAAGGTAACTCTGGAGCATTTACAAGAAGTAGATATGCTGGATTCTTATATTTAAATGATGACTTTGAAGGCGGTCTTCTTAGATTCCCAGATCAAGAAATAGAGATAAAGCCAAAGGTTGGAATGCTTGCCGTCTTCGATGGTGGATTTAATAATATGCATGAAGTAACTTTGATTACCAAGGGCGTAAGATATACCATTGGTTCATTCTGGGATGATAGAGAAGAAGATGCATACCCACAAGAACTGAGAGATGCTTGGGCAGAAGAAATGAAAGCCACTAGAGCAAAGCAAGAAATTGAAAGAGCAGAGTGGCAAGATATTCTAAAAGATGGATACAAGATAGGCCTTGACGGAAATAAATATAAGGTTGATGAATTAAAAAATGATTGAGTCTTTTAAAAAGCAACTAGTAGACAATGGTTTCATTTTTGAAGAGTTAGCACCAGAACTTATATCTATTGAAAATTTTTTGTCCAATGAAGATTTAAACATTTTTTGGGATATTATAAATTCGACTTCTCAGCCAGACTGGGAGGTTGAGTATTACGCAAATCTAAAAAACTTTTGTATGACAAAGTTTGGTAGAGATGATGTTGAAAATCTTGTTGCTGAAGGTAAATTTGAAATAACCCAAAACTGGAAAGATAAAAACTTCAATATAACACACCACGAAATATATGCTCCGCTATATACAAAGTTAAACGATATGGTTATGAAGGCAGACGATAGCGTTCATTTAAGTGGTCTTGCCACAATTCAAAGAATGCAGTCGGGTGTCGAGTTGAAATCGCATACAGATCAAAATACAGATCCATCAATTAAGTATGCTACAATTGTTTATATTAACGATGACTATGTAGACGGAGAATTGTTTTTCCCAAAACTAGGGATAGAGTTAAAGCCTAAGCCAGGTACTCTTTTGTTTTTTCCAGGTAACTTAGAGTATGAGCATGGTGTTAGGCACGTTGGAGATGGTCCAATAAGATATGTGCTAGTTGGATTTATAAAGACTTCAGGTTTTTATAATGACAACAAGTATTAATAGATAGGGAGATAAAATGAAAAAAGAGATTCTTGAAGAAAAGATTTACTACTATGAAGATGGTGTAAAAAACTTTGAACAACTTATGAAAAATATTGACGATCTAGACAGATTGAGCATTGCAGATGGCAAGTCATTATGGGACGACTGGACATCTTCAAATGACAAGACCTTTATCTATGGAACTACTCAGTCATTTGACATCAACAGAATAAAAGGCTTAGATGAGCCATACAAAACAAAAATGACAGAGGTCTATCAAACGATCATGGATTCCTTCTATGATGTTTGTAAAGACTATGCAGAGTCTCTAGGAGATACAGATACTCCAAACCTATTCCCAGTTTTTAATATTAAGAAATACTCTGTTGGCTCTGCAATGGGGGCACACTTCGATCAACTTGATGGAGACAAGACTCTTAGGTATTCCTTAGTCATGTATCTAAACGATGACTTTGAAGGCGGAGAAATATCATTTATGCTTTCAGATTATGACCAAGTAAAGACTCATCCTTCTGCAGATTTAGACTATGTTTCGGCTCTCAGCAAGGACCAAATAAAGTGTTCAGTGAAGCCAAAAGCGGGAAGTATTATAATATTCCCATCATCTGCACCCTACTATCACACAGCACATCTTGTAAAGACAGGGTTTAAATATATGGTTCCTGGTCATTGGATACATAATGACATGGCTCTAAATCCTGGACATAAAAGCCAAATGATGTAGTTACAGGTTTCTATGAAAACTGCTATAGTCACAGGCGCAAGTAAGGGTGTTGGATATGCAACTGTAAAACTGTTGTCTGAAAGCGGTTACAAAGTTATTGCAGTTTCAAGAAATCTGTCAAAAATATCAGAGTTGGAATCTGACAATGTGGAGATCTATAAACTTGATATTACAAAAGAGTCTGAGATTAAAGAGTTTTATGAAAAATATAAAGATATAACTTTAGACTTGCTTGTTAATAATGCGGGAGGTGGGTCTGGTCCAACTCATATTGTTCATGAGACTATGGATAATTTTAGAATAGCCTATGATATCAATGTCTCTGGACCAATGTACTTGTCTCAACTCTTTATTCCGTCTATGCAAAAGTCAGATTCTGCAACAGTTATTTTTATCAGTTCTTTAGGTGGTAAATTTGCATATAGGTCTGGAGGAAACTATACGAATGCCAAGAGAGGTATGATGGCATTAGTAGATACAATGAGGCTAGAGTTCCCAGATTATGGAATTAAGGTTACTGAGATTTGCCCAGGAACTATTGATACACAAGAAGAAAAAAGAGAAATTGCTATAACAGCAGAAGACATGGCTGAATCTATAAGGTGGGTAGCAAGTTTACCCAAGCATGTAAACATTAATCATATAGAAATAAATCATATACTTAGTGGTAAATGAGTTTTTAAATAACTATCAACCATAACTTTAGGTAGAGTTTTACTTTTTTGAAAACTCTGCTATAATTAAGTCTTAATCCGTTTTTGAAAGGACGAATCACATGTCAGATTTTTTTAGTTTTAAACTTCCAGAGGACTTCGTAGAAAAGTACAAAAGCCAAGAAAGCCCATTTGGGTTTAAAGATGCAGCAGAAAATTCACTTGGAGAAATTACTTTTATTCGTACATATTCTCGTATGAAGGAAGATGGAACTAAGGAAAGATGGCATGAAGTTTGTCGTCGTGTAATCGAGGGTATGTATTCAGTACAAAAGAATCATGCTAAAGAAAACCGTCTACCATGGAATGACTACAAAGCACAGAAGTCTGCACAAGAAGCATTCCAAAGAATGTTTGAATTGAAGTGGACACCACCAGGACGAGGTATGTGGGCATTTGGAACTCCTATGACTATGGAGAAGAAGAACTCAGCAGCACTACAGAACTGTGCAATGGTATCTACAAAAGACCTTGATAAGAACGATCCAGGAGCCCTATTTGCTTGGGTTATGGATGCACTGATGCTTGGCATTGGTGTAGGGTTTGACACAGTGGGACAGGATAAGAATTTCTCAATCTATACCCCAACAGAACCAGAACAGGTGTTCGAAATTCCAGACACTCGTGAAGGATGGGTAGAGTCAGTGAGACTTCTTATTAACTCATACCTTAGAGCAAACCAGAGCATTCAGAAGTTCAACTATGATTTGATCAGACCCCTTGGAGCCCCTATCAAGGGCTTTGGAGGCGTTGCATCAGGACCTGCACCTCTTATCAAGTTGCACGACCAGATAGACCGTGTAATCGGCTCCAGAGGCGGAGAAACACTAGACTCTCGTGCTATCGTAGACTTGGTAAACCTTATTGGTACCTGCGTGGTATCAGGCAATGTTCGTAGATCAGCAACTCTTGCTTTAGGTAATGCAGGTGATGAAACATTTATGAATCTAAAGAACGCAGAACTATTTCCAGAGCGTAACTCGTTTGACCCAGATAATCCAGGTTGGGCTTGGATGTCTAACAATTCTATTTCAGCAGAGGTAGGAACAAAATATGAAGACTATGTAGATTTAATTACAGAAAACGGAGAACCAGGTTTTATCTGGCTTGATGTTGCTCGTAATTATGGACGACTAAAGGATGCGCCAGACGGTAAGGATTATCGTGTGATGGGATTTAACCCATGTGCGGAGCAGCCATTGGAATCATACGAACTATGTACACTTGTAGAAGTGCACTTAAATCGTCATGAATCTAAGGAGGACTTCCTGCGTACCCTGAAGTTTGCATACCTTTAT